CAGCAGAAAAGAAGAGCGTGCAGAGCGTAAAAACTCTGACACGCTTATTTTTTTACCATAAAAGCAAATGAGGACGGAAAGGAGCATAGAACATGGCGAAACGAAAGTACAAGCGTCTACATTACGAGGACAGGCAGACCATAGAGGCTATGAGTAAGCAGGGCAGCAGTGTAAGTGATATTGCAGAGGCACTGGGAACGCATAGGGACACAATTTATAGGGAGTTCAAACGCTGCAACGCCACACTGAAAACCTACACGGCGGCAGCAGGGCAGCAGGCGTTATAAACAAGAATAACAAAAGAGAGGTAAGACACATGAAAAAAGTAGATTTTAATAAATTGCAGGCAGGCGACTTAGTAGAAGTGCCACGCACACAGTTTGCACCTATGCGTAGAGGCTGGAATGGCTGGTTATTCAGTGAGGCAGTAGTAATAAGAAAGGGCGTAGGAAGAAAAAGCAAAAAGAATGTAGTCGTAGTGGAAATGAGAACACCAGCAGGAAAGAACAGCTACGGGACTATAGAGGCTACATTTTACGCAGAGAATGTTTTTACTACGCCAGCAGCAAAGAACGCAAGAAACATTTTGAAGAAATACGGAATAGAGGACGCAGAGAGCTTTTACAAATTCATTGAGCGGGACGACGTAACGGGCTGCGATTGGATAAGGTTTTTAATAGAAAAAGGCTTTTTATTTAATGAGTAGGCGGCAGCAGCCGCCACGAGTGCCGTTAGTTCAGCGGTTAGAGCAGCCGCCTCATAAGCGGCAAGTCGTGGGTTCAAATCCCACACGGCACATTGTGTAGCAGGCATGGCGAGCCTGCGGCAGAGGGCAGCAGGCTAATAGCTGCAATCTGTATACCGTGGAAAAATAGCGGCGGTCATACCAGCCAGAAAGTATGTGGACAGTCAACAGGTTTTCAGTTGCTTTTTAATGCGAAAAGCAGCCCGCACGGTAAAACCAAACGCCAGAACAGGAGAGCGGCACACATGGAAAGACAGAGAGCGCCGCCGAAAGGAAGAGAGGCAGAGAATGGCAGCAGAGGAATTGATAGTAGAGGACGCATACCAGAAAGGCTACGCAGATGCAATGGCAGATATGCGAAAGAAAAAAGAGCAGAGGCGACAGCGGGAGCAGGAAAAGAAAGCCAGCCGCTGGTATTTCATTAAGCAGAAAGCCTATGGGCTTGCAATGCTGGTAGTTACCGTGCTGGCAGTATGGGCGACAGAGGGAGACATAACAATAGCGGTTATTACCGTACCGCTGGGGCTTATGTGTCTTTTCAGTAAACAAATGCTGATAGTAGATAACTACTATTTTGCTACGGAAGAGAGGCGGCAGTAAATGCTTGAATTAGTACCAATTACGTTAAAAGAGGCTAATGCTTTTGTTGAGAGATACCATAGACACCATAAGCCAGTAGTGGGGCATAAATTCAGCATTGCGGCAAGCGACGGAGAGAAAATAGTAGGCGTGGCTATTGTGGGTAGACCAGTAAGCAGATATTTGGATAACGGGCTAACGCTGGAAGTAAATAGACTTTGCACAGACGGTACAAGAAATGCGTGCAGTTTTTTGTATTCGGCAGCATGGAGAGCGGCAAGAAATTTAGGATACAAAAAACTGATTACTTATATTTTAGTATCCGAAACAGGCAGCAGTCTTAAAGCGGCTGGCTGGAAATGTGTAGGAGAGTGCGGCGGGAAACGCTGGAACGGGCGCAGCGCACCAAAGGTAGATTTGTACCCGGCACAAATGAAATTACGTTTTGAGGTAGAAAAAGGGGGCGAGTAATTGGGAAAAGCAAGCTATAAAATCAGAGAAACAAAAAATATGCGGCATTTTACATACT